CGGTGCGGGGTGGAGCAGTCTGGCAGCTCGTCGGGCTCATAACCCGAAGGTCGTAGGTTCAAATCCTACCCCCGCTACCAAACAAACTTGCAGAGTTTCCGGCGCGCAATAGAGCTGCCGCGACGTGACCCTGTTCGCTGAAAAGCCTTATTTCTCGGTCACTTGCCTCAACGGTCACAACGCCTACTTTTTCCCTGATTTCCTGCCGGGCGCGCGTAATATCGCCAGCAGCCAGCGTGCGCTCCAGGTCCTTCACCGACCGCCTGGCACGGCTGGGCAGGCCTGCCAGGAGCATCGTGACATCGGCCGCGGGGGCTCTGATTACCGCTTTGGCGGCCTCAAGTTCAGTAACTTCCGCCTCCGCCGTGGCAAGCCGGGTAGCAAGGGCAGTGGACGGACGAAGCACGCCACCGGCTATGGCATCGACCATGTTCCCAATCTCAGTCTTAAGTTGGTCGATGCGCGGTTGATGGTCGATTGCCTTCGGGGCCGGTTTGCGCAGTTGCGCCCGAACGCGCCGGCAAATCTCATCGATGATTTCAGGTGAAAGCATTTGACGCTTGATTCCCGCGAGCACTTCCAACTCGGCGGTCTGTCTGCGGAGCAATGCATCGTTGGTGCATAGCGTTCCACCGCTGCTGGTGTATCCGGAACACGCGTATACGTCGCGGCCAGCAATGGCGTAGCTCGAACCGCAATGTGCGCACCGCAGCAGGCTTGAGAGTAAGAATTTCGGGCCGGCGCCGGTACGGCGGGCATCGTCTTTCGACATGCCGCGCTTTACGCGCTCACCGACAACCGCCGCTTGATGCCTCTGCCGAGACTTCGCGCGCTGCCACAATTCGTTGGGCACAACACGCAGCCGTTCGTCCTGTCGCCTGATCCATTCACTCGGCGGGTTCGCGACCTGTCGGCGCCTGCTTGAGTCTGCCGCGGATCGAATCCAACGCGTGCGATTCCAAATTACCTCCCCGATGTAAATGGGGTTCGCGAGAATACCCGTGCCGCGCTTGGTGTCGCCGTAGATGGCGCTCGCCACCCAGCCCGCTTTGCGCCTCAGGCTTCGGTCGCGTCCCGACCCAGGGGAGGGCACACGCTCATGATTTAACTTGCCAGCAATAGTTCGCGGACTGTGACCAATGGCGAACATCTCAAAGATACGGCGCACCACCGCCGCTTGCTCCTGGTCAATCTCAATCTGTCTTGTGCCTGATTGTGACGCCGGGATGTAACCGTAACTTCGGCCGCCGGCACTCTTTCCATTGCGCGCCAGACCCTCGAGACCGCGACGCACACGTCGCCCGATTTCCCTGCGGTACTGTTCACCCATCGCGCCAGTGAGGGCGCCCATTATTCCAGCCGACTCGGATCTCGTATCGAGGTCCGCCGTCACAACAATAATTCCAAGATCACTTAGTTCGGCAAGACGTGGAGCTTGTTCCGAAAGGTTGCGCCACAGCCGGCTTGTATCCTCGGCGACAATCGCGGCAAATTCTTTGCGCCGTGCACCGCGCAGCATGTCTTGGTAGGACGGGCGGGCACTTGTGCCGCCAGATATCGCTGCATCGGAGAACTTAGCGACAACCTCGAACCCATGGCGCTCGGCTAATGTTTTGCAGACGCGGAATTGATCTTCAATCGATTCCTTGCGCTGCATGTCGGTGGAGTAGCGGGCGTAGATTGCGGCTTTCATTTTGACTGTTCCTCCCAACGTAGCTCTTGTAAAAGTTTCGCGACGCCCGGGTCTCTTTTGAAAATTCTATTGAGTTGGGATTCCTTGAGCGGAACGAGCCGCTGGAGCGTCACCTTAAATCCCAGTTGCTCGATGGCTCTTGTATGTAGACGCACGGCCGAGGTGTGAGCGGCGTCCTTCGCATCCATCGCAGCAAGCCGCCGTCGAAGCTCGCTTGGTGCTTGGCGCCTGCGGTAAGCCTTCTGGCGACAGGCGGCAGAGCAAAAGGTGGGTGGCCTACCCTTCATACTGGTAATCGGGACGCGGCAGATGCGGCAGAATTTGTGCCGTTTCATAACGGTTCTCGCAACGTGACGAAATTGGTCTCGTATCCCGTCATTTATGTTTCCTCGCGTCAATGATGGCTTGAGCGTACTCGGCCAACTGCCTAAACGATTTTTCCTCTGGATACTGTTTGATCGCCCTCTCAACAGCTTCGTCGCTTTGATCGCGGTCGTATTTCTTTTTCTCCAGCACCCCGACTGCCCTTTGCTTCCGCTTGCGATCAGCGCCATCGTGTCGCGCGCCTCGGCAGTCTGACGAGCAATAGTCCCTCTGTCCGTCGCGCTTTCTGGGAACAAAAAAGAACCTCTGGCATTGCTTGCACTGGCCAATCATCGCGCGGCCTTCCGGATTGGCCAGCAGTAAGGCAAGCAATGCGCAGAACGAGTCCATATCGTCGATGTGCACATGAATTCGAAACTGGGGTGCTGCACCCTCAAATGGGATCTCGATATAGGCCTCACGTTTAAGACGTTCGTTCGCATCATCGACGAACTGCCGTGAGAGCGGTGTGGCACCTTGCTTGGCGGCTGCAAACAGATCTAGGAGCCGCGTTCGTCCGATGGCCCGTGTTCCGGCCGGCTGGATTCTCACAGGTGTGCGTGCGTTGTGAACCTGAGTCGCTTCCACCGCAATAGGTTTTGTTCGCCACGTGCCAGCGTCCAGGAGGCGCTGCAGTAGGCTCTCCGCGTCAATTTTTGCGGGGAGCCCGTAAGCATTCCGAATAGAACCGCCTAGGTGGAAGGTGGCACCGGCGATTTCCATTGTCATCGTTCTGCCTCAATGTGTCCCAATGATTAACCAATCGAGGGGGACTAGATTGGGACAATACGCCTCGCCAGAATCAGATGCAACCACGGTAGCGAGGTATGTATGGAGGAGCAGCAGGAATTCTCCGAGACGACTGGATCAGTCGCGAGGGCGGTGGGGTGTTTGCCGCAGACCGTGAGGGCGTACTCGGACAAAGGCCTGGTGGAATTCAGGCGGTTGGCTGACGGGACGCGCGTCTATCGGCCTGCGGCTGTAGCGCGTGTCCGTGAAATTCTCGCAGAAGGCATGGCGCGCAACACAAAGCGGAAGCCGGCCGCGGCCTGAATCAATGGCGATTTCCTCTCTATTGGCGGATTTCGACGGCCTGATCGACATCGTGGTCGAACAGATCGTGCGCGAGATCCAGGACAAGGAGGACGCGCAAATAAAAACGCCCGCCAGGTGGCAAACCCTGGCGGGCGACACGATCACCACCGGATCACCAACTACCACGCAGGATCACCGATGCCGCAAACACTACTACCCCAAACCACACCTGTAAACAAATCTACCAACTCGAAGCGCGTTGAGTCCTCCGTGGCTGCGCTTGCCGCCGCGTGTTCCTACCGCCGACCGCGAAGCTCTTACGCGAATTGGGCGTGGTGCCCGAAGAGGAAGGAGCTGCCGAAACAATGAGCGCGAGCCGCGGTAAAGGAAGGCGCTCCATAGAATTGGTCGCCACTGCAAAACAAATTCTGAACGAGATACACCCCGCATCCGTGCGTGCGCTTTGTTACAGGCTATTTGTGGCTGGCCTCATTCAGAATATGGACAAGTCCTCCACCAACACCGTCTCACGACTGCTCAGAATCGCACGCGAGGAAGGCGACGTTCCATGGGGTTGGATCGTTGATGAGTCTCGCGAGGCGGAGACCGTGCAACTCTGGGCGAATCCGGACGAAATCATCGACGCTATAGTGAGGGGATACCGTCGCGACTACTGGCAAGACCAGGCCTGCCGTGTCGAAGTGTGGTCAGAAAAAGGCACCATCCGCGGAACGCTGGGTCCGGTGCTCGATGAATACGGCGTCACCTTCCGAGTGATGCATGGGTATGCTTCGGCGACAGTCGTCAATGACGTCGCAGAAATGTCCACTGAAAGCGACAAGCCGCTGATCGTGCTGTACGTCGGTGACTGGGACCCCAGTGGCAAGCACATGTCGGACGTCGATCTTCCCAGGCGGCTGAAGAAATATGGCGCCAAACTCAAGCTGTACCGCGTCGCGCTGACGCGCAAGGACCTGAGGGATCTGCCGAGTTTCGAGCCCGAAACAAAGCGCAACGATCCACGCTATCGCTGGTTCGTGGAACAGGTTAAGACGAAGTGCTTTGAACTCGATGCACTGCCGCCTCCTCGATTGCGCAGTTGCGTTGAGTCGAAAATCCGCAGCTTGATAGACCTTGCTTTATGGGATCACGCCCGGTTTGTCGAAGGAGTCGAAGTCGAGTCCATGAAGGACTTTCACAAATCGTGGCGGGCCTCAATTTGCTCAGACCAAGCTCACGGGGCGGCCAGTTGAGCGTGCTCAGCAACATCGAGGTAATCGCTCGCGCCATTGCGCAAGGTTATACCTTCGGACCACGCGCGCGATGCGCATGTTGCCACCAAAAAAACGGGAATCCCGACGAGATTGATCGCGGCCTCTGTGAGCGGTGCTGGGAGGCGGCGCGCAATACAACTGAGGGGACTACATGCTAACCGACGATGTTGTACACCCACAGAGTTGGATGCTCGCGCTGATGATGCATGGACCACGCAAGTCGCACTTTAATCACGCGATGCTGGTGCTTTCGACCTGGATGGAGGATTACAACGGCGAGATCCTGCCGGCCGAGCCCACGCTTCTGAAATGGGCTGAATGCGCGTGCCTCTCGGTGCGCACGATACGCAAGTACATTCGCGCCGCGGAGCGCGAAGGCTGGCTGATCGTCGATCCGCCACAGTATCGGTGCTCGCTGCCGCCGCGGCTCGCCGGCCGCAAATTCCACGTGCGTCAGTACCATGAGCGGCGCCTGCCAGACGGGCGCATCATCGAAGTGGAACCCGCCGTGGTGTGCCGGCCGACATTGAGCGGGGGTGCTTCCAATGGCTAAGGCACCAACGCTGGCGATGTTGCCGTGGTTCCCACGTGACTACCTGGCCGCCACTCGGGGGATGACGCTGGCCGAACGTGGGGCTTATACGGACCTTCTTTGGTTCGCATGGGACATGGGCACACTGTCCAACGATCCGAAGCGCTTGGCGCGCATGCTGGGAGTCGATGCCGATGAGTTCGCGGAGGTTTGGCCGGCTATCAAATTGAAATTCGTGCAAAACCCTGATGGCCAACTGGTCAATGAGCGGCTTGAGCGCGAACGAATAAAAGCAGCGGAAAACAAGGCGAAGGCGCTGGAGCGCGCCAAATCTGGCGGCAAAGTGACGAAGGAAAAGTGGGATAAAGATCCTGAAGGTATGGCTGCAAGCCTAGCTGCAAGCAGGGCCGCAAGCCTGGCTACAAGCATAGCTGCAAGCCCTATTGAAGCAGGGCTACAAGCCAGGCTTGAGGAAGGCTCTCCTACTCCTACTCCTACTCCTACTCCTACTCCATCGCCAACCCCCACTCCAACACCAACATTAGGAGGGGGATCAAAGGGGGAACCTACAAGAATTGGCCTGAATGGAAGCCCCGAGGAGGCACGCAAAGCCATCGGCGCATTGGCCAAAAAGTTCACCCAAGGTGGAAGCAGTTGAGGCCGCAGCGCCCATCCGCGCGCGCCGCGTGTTCGGCGACAGCGCGGCGTGAGTGATCGGGCATGAAGTACTTCGCTCGATTCATTTTCGCCACGTGGTTCGCGCTCACGGTTGAGCTGCCCGTAAGCATCATGGCCGCGGTTTTGGTGCCATGAGCCGTTGCGTTCAAACTCGCCAAATGTATAATGTTCCTCAACGCTGGTTGAAGGAAACTATACATGGCACCGCCCAAGCCCAAATTCGTTGTTTACTACCGTGTTTCTACGCAAAAACAAGGTCGCAGCGGCTTAGGTTTGGAGGCTCAGAAAGCCTCCGTCGATGCCTATCTGAAGGCACACAGTGGCCTCGCATTGGCGAGTTACACGGAGGTGGAGTCAGGCAAAGTGAGCGCACGGCCGCAATTGCAGGCGGCGCTATTGCGTTGCCGACAGGCCCGCGCAACTCTGTTAGTAGCCAAACTGGATCGGCTGGGCCGAAATATCGCATTCCTGATGAACTTGCGCGATGCCGGCGTGAAGTTTCAAGCGATAGACCTGCCAGAAGCCAATACATTGACTCTCGGCGTGATGGCATCCATGGCGCAACACGAAGCGGAAGTGATCTCGGCTCGCACGAAGGCTGCATTGGCGGCACGCAAAGCCCGTGGCCTGCCGCTTGGCACTCCCCGCGACTTATCCGCCTATCGAGAGGCTGCGAGCGTTCTTGGGCGCGATGCGAACCGTCGAAGGGCAGTAAAGCGAGCAAAGGAAGTCGCCCCCATCATCGTGGAAGCGCGCGCAGCGGGTCATCAATCTCTCCGAGCCATCGCCGGGTATTTAAACGAACAGCAGGTGCCGACGCCGCGCGGCAAACAGTGGACGCCAACCGCGGTTGCTCACGCCATAACCTACAGCGAGTACCTAGCGGCCGACTGATTTCTGCTCTGCCGCGGAGGGCCGCGGCATGAGCGGTCCGCGTAATCGAGCGGCGCACGCACGCGGCCAGGAGCATCGCGAGCAGATCAAGACTGCGATGTTGGAGCACGCCCGCCGGCATCCGCTGGCCAAGCCGCTCTCGGGCGCACAACTGCAGGCGCAGTTCCCGCATCTGGGGATCTCAACCGTGTTCTGGCACATGAGCCAGATCAGAGCGCAGGCTGACGCCGAGGCCGCTGTCGATACGTTGGAATCCGTCTAATTCATTCGCTGAGTGAAGCACCGCATCATGCGTGCATAACCGCGCCATTGTGGCTCGGCTGCGTGAGGTATCGATGGCCGCTCATAAGGGCCAGGCTCCCCAGCGTTGCAACGTCTGCCGGCACACCGCGCGCGCTCAGATCGAACTCTTGTGCGCTGGCGGCGGCGCCAGTCACCGCGCACTCGCACGCCGCTTTGGCCTATCCCGGCACGCGGTTGATCGGCATTGGAAGGGTCACGTCAGCGAAGAACGAAAGGCCTCGCTGGTAATAGGCCCGGTCGAGCAGGTGCAACTCGCAGCGCGAGTGGCCGAGGAATCTTCGAGCGTGCTCGATCACTTCCGAACAGTCAGAAGTGGCCTCTACGATTTGTTCCAGAAGTCCCTGGAGGCGGCCGATGGGCAGACCGGCGCCATGCTGGCTGGCCGCCTAACCGAGTGCTTGAACAGCATGGCGCGATTGACCGGACAATTGGCATCCTCGCCTCTGGTCCAGCACACCCACACGACGATCAATAACAACCTGACGCTGCAACAAAACGCGGAATTTGCGCAACTTAAAGCAGATCTCGTGCGTGTGCTGCAACGTCACCCGCAAGCCTTGGCAGACGTGGTCCAGACATTTGAACGCATGGATGCCGCGGAGTTGCCTGCGATTGAGCATCAGGAGTACCAGCATGGCGAAGAAGCCACCGCCGAAGCCGCCATCTAAACCAAATCCATTGCGCCGCGGACTCATCGAGTCATTAAAGCGCTCGGATGTTGCGGTTGTGCCGGAGGCGTATCGATTTCTGTTCGAGTCAGCCAGGTACAAGGTTGGATATGGTGGCCGCGGCGCCGGCCGGTCCTGGAATTTCGGCCGCGGGCTTATCCTCCGGGCGCACAAGCGCAAGACCCGCATATTGTGCGCGCGAGAAATTCAGTCATCAATCAGCGAGTCTGTGCACCGTCTGCTGTGCGATCAGATCGAGCTTTTAAACCTTTCTGAGTTCTTTGAAATCCAGCAATACGCGATCCTCGGTCGCAACGGGAGCGAATTTTTCTTCGAGGGTCTGCGCTCCAATGTAGGCAAGATCAAATCACTCGAAGGCATCGACATCGTTTGGGTCGAAGAGGCTGAGGCGATCACCGAAGATACGTGGTCCAAGCTCATACCGACGATTCGGAAAAAAGGCTCACAGATTTGGATCACGTTCAATCCATACCTCGAATCCGACCCGACTTATCGACGTTTCGTCACCTCACCACCTCCGAATGCGATCGTGCGCAAGACCACGTTTAGGGATAATCCGTTTTTCCCCCAGGAGCTAGAAGATGAGCGGGTCTACCTGCAAAGCGTTGACGACGATGCATATCGTTGGATTTGGGAGGGCGAGTGCCGCACGGTTTCCGACGCGCTCATTCTCAAAGGGAAATTCTCTATCGACTCATTCGAGGTCAACCCAAGTTGGAGCGGTCCGCACTTTGGGCTCGACTTCGGATTCAGTCGCGATCCGAGCGCCGCGGTGCAGCTCTTCATCGATGATGTGAATAAGGTCCTGTATGTCCGCTCGGAATACTGGGCACTCGGCACGGACATCGATCGATTAGCCACCGAACTGGAATCGGCGATTCCCGGCATATCCCAACATGTCGTCTTTTGCGACGGCTCCCGTCCGGAGAGCATCTCGTATCTCTCCCGCAATGGAATCGCGCGTGCCACCGCGGCGGATAAGTGGTCTGGATCAGTCAACGATGGGCTGATGTATTTGCGCAGCTTCAAGAAAATCATAATTCACCCGACGTGCAAGCGCTTTCTCGAAGAGTGCCGAAACTATTGCTTCAAGGTTGACCGGCTCACCGGCGTACCGATGCCGGAGCCGGAGGACCGATTCAATCATCTGATCGACAGCGCAAGGTACGCACTCTCGCCGCTGATTCGCAATCTCCCGACCTCCGGATTCTTCAGCCGCTCGGCACTACTTGTGAAGGGCCAGCCAGCTGAAGTTCCCGTGTGCGCCCAGGTCGTGTATGGCGTCTTAAGCGCCAGCGAGCGCGCCGGCACGGCTGCGGGCTTTGCGATTTTCGCCGCATCCCCGTATGACTGCGAACCTTGGCTGATTCTGTGCGACTACGATTTGGTCGAGGTCGAGGAAGCGTTGAGCATTCCATGGCTCGAATCTGCATACCAACGACTGCGAGCGATCGCCAAGGAATACCGGATGCTAGCGATGGAATATCCGCGGATCAATGTCGAGCAAAACGAGTTCGGCGCGGCCGCGTTTGAACTAGCTGCCGAGCACGCATTGGCGCAGCTCACTCCGGAGTCCATGATCAACATCAACCTGATCGACCGCAGACGAGGCGACGCGCTGCCGACGCTCGATGAGCGTGCCGCAGCGATCCGCTCGACCGTCAACAGCGGCGCGCAGCCGGTCAAGTTTTCGCGCACCGCCTTCGATCGGCAGGTCACCAATCGGAGCGCGACGACGAATCATTTGCTGTCGCAAGTGTTGTCATATCAGGCTAACGCCAGGGAAATGCCGCAAGAACTCGCGAGTGCTTTCTGCATCGGCGTCGGGCTCTGGAAGGCCGACCGCTAACCACTGAGCCGACGAAAGGCTACCGCCGAATCGATGCGAAATATCACTGATCCGTATAGGTTGGAAACATTCTGATTCATCTCCAACAATTATTTGCTTTTAATGGTGGTTATGAAAATCCGCACCATCAGTTTACCCGACGAGCTGGATCAAGCCGTCGCTCAGAGCGCGCAGGCCGAGGACCGAAGCTACTCGAGCTTTGTTCGCCGGCTTCTCGAGAGCGCGCTGCCGGCTGATTCAACCTCGCGCACCGATTCCGCAAGACGACACAAGGAGCACCCCAATCATGGCCAATGAGCCCGACAAATTCACGCAGCGATCAACTTTGGAAACTCAGCGACTCCAACGGGCGCGAGCCGAGCAGGATCAGCAACGCGCCGCGAAGATGCGCGACCTCGCCGGCGGCCCGGTGATCAGGCACATGACGCGAAACCAGCGGCAAGGTTCAGAAAGTAAATAAATGGGCGCCGCCGGCATCATCGCTTGTACGCCGGATGGCCGCGTGTTGCTCACGCGGCGCGCTGGCAATGCAGATCACGCTGGCTTGTGGGCGCTTCCAAAGGGCGATCTCCAAGAAGGCGAAGCCAAGGAATTCAAGCCGGTACTCGACGCTGCGCACGATGACTTTCAATGGGTTAATCCCGCATTTGCGCTCAGCTGTTCGGCGCTGCTGCATCCGGACGTACCCGTTGCGCTCCAGCGTTTCAATCGCGAGCAGAAGCTCAAAACAATTGTGGCGCGGATCGAAGCGCGCAGCGATTCCAAATCCAACGGAGATGATTTTATGTCAGTTCAATCAGAATTCGTGACTGCGCAGGCCCAAGCTGATCGCGTCGCTCAGGCCTTCGGCGACTCAGCACCACGCTGGCTCGATGGCGAGGGGCTGCTCAATTACAAGCGCCGACTTGCCGGCAAGTACAAGCAGCACAGCACGACGTGGAAAGATGCTGATCTGGCGAAGGTCGATGTCTCGGTGCTTGACCAGATCGTTACTCAGATCTATGCCGATGCGATGACAGCCTCAGTCGATCCATCGCGTGTTCCACGTGGAGAACTGCGTGAGCAGATCGAACCAGATCGCACGGGCCGGCGCATCACGCGCTTCGTCGGCGATCCTGAAAGCTGCTGGTCAATTTTCAAACAACCAGTGCGCGGCGTGGTCGCGATTGGTGGCCGATGAACGTACTCGCGCTCTTGGGATTTGGCGGGGGCGAGCCGTCATCGGTCCGCGACCGTCTGCGTACTGCTCTCGCCAATCGAGATCGCGCCCAGGGCGAGTTCGATGAGGCGCGGCAGGCAGTTGCGCGCGTCGAGGAGGTCATCGAATCTGCACGTGCGGCCAACCGGAGCGCTGTGAAGGCGTCGGCTGCTGCGGCTGATGCCGCGAGGGCGTGGGCCGCGGCCGGCGCTGATCCCGCTGCAGCAAGCGAATTCGAGCGATTGAGAGCTGTCGCTGCGGATGCGGAACGCGGCGCGCAGCGGGCGGAATTCTTAGCGGATGGCGCCAGGGCGGGACTCGGAAAAGTCCGAGATGCGCAAAGCATATGCGAGGCGCGTCTCAGTAACGCGAACGCCGAAGTCCGCGAAGCCAACGCGATGATGGTCTACGTCGAAGAAAACATTGCTGTAAAGCTGGTTGAGCGAGAGCAACTTGCGCGCCAGATCGAGAAAGTAGACATAGAACTGCTGGGGTTTTTCCGCACCATATCGTCCGCGCGGCCCGGCTGGCGCGATTCGATTGAGTTTGAATCCCGCGAAGCCGCAAAGCTTATCGAGGCCGGGTTGGAGCGTGGACGTATTCGAGATCCGGGCGAGCGTGTGTGTGTGAATGGGTCTTATCGTGCTGGCACTGGACCATGTGCGGAGCTGTCGGAGCGCACCGCGCTGTGGCGCGCGCGCCTGCGGGAAAATCTCAATGTTCAATTTTGAATTTGGCGCGCGTTGCCCTTCATTCGCGTGCCAACAGCGGAGCGCACGACAGGTGTGCGCCACCGCAGTACCTCCCCGCCGCTCTGCTGGCTGGCGGGGGCGCGGGTTCGCCGACACTTCCCGCGACATGGAGAAAAAACCGGCTCTCGCTGCGCAGATACCCGACGACGGGGGCACCCATCTGTGTGAGGCGAATCGTTACGCGGGACGTCCAGACCAAACAATGGGGCTAGTTATGAGCCGTAAGGATATTGCTGTAGTAGTTCGCGCCGCCCGGTGTCGAGGTCTCATCTACAGCCAAGGGCGCAAGCATGGGCGTCTGACTGACCCCGCCACTGGCAAGTTCGTGACTGTATCGAACACGCCGAGTTGTCGGGATGCGCACAAAGCATTAATCGCGACCGTGCGCAGATATTTAGGAATCGATCTCAGATCCGCGGCGGCCAACGATGCGAGGATTACGCAGCAGCGAGGACGCGCCGCGTGAGCGCCAACATTGAACTCGAAGTTGACGAACTCACCAAGGAAACGTTCTTGCGTGTTCCGACCCTAGACGGCGGCTTGAGGTACATCCGACTTCCTGGTGGACTCGACTTGCGCGCGTTCGGTAAAAAGCCGAAGCGTCATCGCGTTGTGAAACAACAGTCCCAGGCCGACCAACCAAAGCCGACTGAGGTTGCAGATTTGTCTGCCTATCGTGATCGCCGTCGATCCTTCAAGGGCGATGCCGCGTGAACGCAGAGGCGAGCAGAAACCGCCGGTCGTGACTTCGAGGCCGCGGCCCTGCGATTCATGCCGGCACAACGCCAGATGCGCGCGCGATCAGTTGGCCTGCCATGCCTTCGTGCTGTTCATGCACCACGTATCCGCGGCTCGCATGGCATTCGCGCCGCGGCAGCCTACCCGCGCTTTGTGGGAACAGGCGATGGCTCCACAGCCAAAGCCCAGGGCGCCGAAGGTGTGGCGACCGCCAGTCGATGAGGACGATGAGGCCGACGTCGCCTAAAGGCGCGCACTTTCGCTACCAGCGGGTAGAATCCAGCCCGTGCGCCAGGAAGTAGGAAAGATTTGGAGTCTCGTGCGGGCTCACGTGCAGTGGCTGCTGTCGCTCCGCCTTGTGTGGTTCATGGTTGCCGCGTTCGCAGTGGCACTGACTTATATGTTTTGGCGGCCGATCACCGAAGAGCGAATAGCCCAGGCCGGAGCTTTACTGCAACTGGTTGGCATCGGCATTGGTTTTTGGGCATGGAGTGCAACCCGCAAACTCTTCAAGATGCCATCGTTTATGGATGAAGTGCGTGCGTGGATCGCGCGTCGTCCGCGCAATCTCACGCTGCAGATAACCGGCACAGCTGTAGGAATTTCTGTGGGCTCCGGCAAAATGTCCCTATGGCATGCCATGGGTCCCGAACTTGACGCTGCCAAACGCACAGAAGCTATGGTTGCGAACATCGAGCAGCTACGAAAAGAAGCTGGCGAGTCAAATGCTGAGCACATGGCGGCGGTCGCGAGACTACGCACCGATATGGAATCAAAAACCCGAGCCATCGAGGACGGGCTATTCGGAACGAGCCGCACTCTGCGCGAATCCCAAACCGGAGGTCTGTGGGCGGCGTGGGTGGCGCTCGTGATGCTTTTTGTCGGCACCGCCTTGAACGGATTTCCGGGTTTCTTTTGTTGGCTAGTGTAATCGCCAGGGAGTTACTCGATGAAGCCAGATTTTTTTGCGTGGCCTTTTGGGACTGAGTGCTACGCGATGGCGAAAAAGAAGCTCACCGCGGCGGAGCGTCTACTCGATGAACAGCTATTGGCTCTTTTGGAATGGGCGACTGAGCACCCCGGCTGGCACAAGATCGGCAATATCGAGGCGACGAAGAAAGCGGCGGAGCTACTCGCGAAGCGCGGCGTGATCGAGATCTGGCCAGAGACTGGGCTTTATAGGCTCAAGGCGCAAAAGTGACAGTGAAACACCTATTTAGGAATCTGCCCGACGATTGCCACAAGGCGTACAGAAATCTCTTCGTGGCGACCAAGGGGCAGGCCAAGCGCGCGCGCGAACAATGCGAGGAGTTGTGGCTACACTTCCACGACTTGGCGGACAAAAATTTTGTCGGCCGCTTTCCATTTGACTTTCAACAGCGCTGGTTCGAGATGTACCTGGGTGCTGCGCTGCGCGATGCCGATCTTGACGTGTCCGCACCGAAGCCCGGCCCGGATTTTTGCGTTACTGTTAGTGGTCGGCAGTTATACATCGAAGCCATCGTGCCCGTGGCTGGCCACCCGTGGAATCCAGACCACGTCGCGGCACCCAAATACAAGGACGCGGATGGCAACGCGACCTTTTCGCAGGTACCGCACACTGCGATTACGCTGCGGCTGGCCGGTGCATTCCATAGTAAAGCCAGAGCGTTTGACGGTTACCGCATTAAGGGACATGTGCCACGAAACGCTGTCTGCATTATCGCGATTAATCTTTGGGACATTCCGCACGCTTGGGCCGATGCTCAAGAATTCTTTATGCGTGCACTCTACGGTGTGGGCGATCGATTTGTGACATTCGATTTGAACGGTGGCGCTGCGGTCGAGGGGCGTCACAATCGCGAGTTGCTGCAAGGCTCACAAGGCCATTCATTGGAGGTGGCATCACTGCTCAGCGACAATCACGCCGACATCAGTGGGGTAATTGGCTCGGCCGCGGCTGCTGGCCACTCCCTACAGCCGCTAGGTGACGAACTTGTGCTCATGCCGCACGCCGCACCAAAGTTCCCGTATCCGGCAGGCTTCATTCGTCGTGGAATCGAGTTGAAACTTACGCAAGCGGCGGCGGTTGGCACTTGGAACGTGGAGACTGTCGACTACGGGGGCCTAGAGCCGCAAGGCCCTACCGCTGTGACTGTGCAATACAAAGGGGAAGCGCACGAAATGATATGGCAGGTATCCGGACGCAGTCTGTCGGTACGGGTAGGCGGGCGTGGCAGCACCCAACTAATCAACCGTGCAATTGATCCGGCGGCCCTTGCTCTCGATGTCGCGAGGGAGTTGCTCTACTTTTACGACCGGTCCCGCGATCAATGATCCGACCAAATCATTTGTCGATAATCACGTGAGATATTCGCGTGGCGCCGACCAACCACTGCGGCGACGCTGCACCGATGGCCAAGAAGCGAAGGAAGCGACGGCGGAAACCAGTCCGCGCCGATCGTGTCCGATTTGGCGTGACGGCGAGCGATTGAGCGCTAATCGACTTCAGTCCTATTAGGACCGCCTGAACCACATGGCCACATCGATGATCGCGCCAGCAAGAACAAAAATCAGAGCGATCCACCACCAGCGCGACATTCGGAACGGGTAGCGGCCGTGTGGGCTGGCATAAATACTTGCAACGAGCGCAACTATCTGCCGCCCGGTCGTGGTCGCGGCCACGATGACCTGATGCAATCCCTCATACATTGGCGCCAATTCGGCGGCAGCCTTGCCATCCCAGTCACCAGCACGTATCGCCCCAAAATCCTCAAGCGCCGATTTCGAGAGAGTGAGGAATTTAGGAATCAGCAGCGGCAGCTCAGCAGGAAGCGAGCCAATGTTTTGCAAATTCGCCTCAATTACTGAGAAATAGGTTTGCTCGATATGGACCTTTAACAGCATCGCTGTTCCGGCACGCGCCAGAGCGTGGTGCTGCTGAATCGCCTCAATATAACGACGGCCGTCAACAAGAAGCAGCAACGCGGAAATCTCGCCCGCGATTGCATGGGAGAGTTGCTCGGCCTTGCGTCCTTCCCTCACCAGCTCGAGGATGACTTGGCCGCCTATACTAATCCCACCACCAACGATGACAGCCGCTAGTGTCCATATCGGGGCGTTCATAATCCAACCTCAAGAGTCATTTGGCCTCTCCATGTGCGCCATCATTTACAAAAGGTCACCAGGACCGGTAGGGAATGCCACAGTATGAAACTCCGTACCTTGGTGCTGCGCGGTGCTTGCTAAGAAAGTTGTTCACTGACGACATCGAGTTCGCTACGTGGGGAGTTGGCCCGACATGCACTAGATCGAGATCGACAGACCTGTCGTCGGCCACCGGAAGGCGAAAGCACATATACGGCGTAAGCATTGAGTGTCCTTCTCGATACCGGATCGGCGCCGCCATGTAGTCTGGCGTCACGGGTGAGACGACTCGCCATTCTTGCTCTTCGCTAAATTTATGAAATTTCAGCAGGGCTGCAATTCGTAGGAGATCATGCTCGAAGTTGGCAAAGAAGTGTTGCGCGGAGTTAGGCGTCAGACGGCCAGGTGTCGCAAATTCCACCTTGGCGAGAGTTTCGACCGTGTCGAGGATCGATTTGGCCAGCGCAGTCTGCTGGTCCTTGTCATAGATACATCTACCAATTTGCCAGGACTGAGCGACCGTGCTCTGCACAAGCTTGTCGGCTGCAAATCCGAGACTGATGCCTTTGCTGGGATCACAATAGCTTCGCCATTGACTCAACAGATTCCCTTCAGCGGAAAAGCAACCGGCAAAGACGGCATGCCCTTGCCAGCCGAGACGTTGATTTATCCAGTCGAGAAACAATTTACGCAGCGGCTTCGTGAAGCTGTCGCCGTCTGCCGCATTAGCCACTGCCTCTCTGAGTAGTGCTGCAGTGAGCGCTATCTCCGATGCGTCGCTAAAGTAGTGCACGTCCGAAGCGTAAATCTCGCCGTTTGGCACGATTCCTAGGAGACCTCTGATCGAGGTGTAATGAAAGAGCGTCCCCGTCGGCTGCTCGGCGTAGAGTTCGCGCGCAATTTCCGCAATTGTCATCTTGTCATCATCGCACTACAGTGATTGTGGCCGCGGACTGTCGATTTCGGCGCTTTGCTCTCATCCCGCGTGCAATTTCTGACACAAGTCGATCACGCCAAAGACCACCAGGACCACCGTCAGCACAACTAGAACCCAGGTGAGTGCATTGATCGTGAATCCCATACGCCGCTGGGCCGCAACGTGCTCTTCCATGAGCGCGACCTGAAGGCGTGTCTCCAGGATCATTCTACTTCTTGAATCTACGGCAAACGCCTGCTTCGTGAGACAGAGCGCGTATGCCTGCGCGATGGTGATGGTCGTCGGCTTCAAATTCTTGAAGGCTTCTTCGAGAATGTCCGAGCCACCTTTTAGTGATGCATCTGCGGCGGCCGCAAGTTTCCACGCCGGATCGTTTTCGTTCATTCTACCCGCTCCCAGTGGGACCTACCTGTTCAAATCATACGCCCGCCAGGCGCTGTTGTACCGATCGGCGCGAGCGTGGGAAACTGTCGGCGGGAGGTTCTTTCAAACCAATCACTCTGCAAGTAGAGCGCAAGAGACAAATATGAGCGATGAGGGGCTACGTGCGTTGGGAACAATAGTGAAGGCGCGCAGCGCTACCCTCTCGGAGTCCCAGTTTTATTGCGGGGTACTTGATTACTTCGATCATTGGAACAAGATCGATCCCCGATTGGCATCGCACCACGATGTTCTGTCAACCGCTGCCGACGTCTTTGGGCATGACCTAGTAAATCTTGCGACTTACGCCCATCACATTCTTCATTGGCTAGATCCGGATCACATTGTCCACCCTGAGTGCGTCGTCGCAGTGGGCGCGATGACAGAGTCGTTCATAGTGTCGGTCCGGTCCGCATGCGATGCGATTGCGGGGGTGTTAGCGTACCGGGCGTCGAGCAAATCCAATCAAGCGCCGTCCTCCAGCTTGAGAGCACTCATTGACTGGGCGCGGGACAATCCGAGTCGAGTGAACCCATTAATCGCGCCCATATTGCTAGGCGAATCATTGGAATGGTTTTGGGAGTTGAGAACTCTACGTGACTACATAGTGCACTCGGGTGCTCATGCAACAATTCATTGCAATGGGCGGCAGTTTAATCTTTGGGTCAGCTCACCCAAACTGGGTTGGATTACTCGCCGACCACTTCTCCCCTTATTGGCCGAAACATTGAAGCACATGGTGGCCTTCGGCGGTCAGTCTGCCCATGCAACAAACGAGTTAATCAATTTCCCCGCAGATCGCCTGCGGAGCCGATTTGTTGAGGGTTTTTATGTTCCGGCGCTACACTCGTTGATCAGAGTGGCGGATCAATACGCAGAACCTTCGCCATGAGACTCGCGAGGCGCGGCGTGATCGAGATACGCAAGCCGCAGAATCATTGTCGGATCAAGCTAAATCGCTAACCCCGTCCAAAAGCATTATATTCAAGGCACGCTAGGGGCGAAGGCATGGAGCAATCTAAATGGGATTTCCGACATGGAAGCGGGCGCGCGTAGCCGTAGTAGAGTCTCTTGATCCACTGTCCAAGCTTGCGCAGATCGCCGCGGTGGTGATCGCCGGAGTATGGGCGTATCGATCGCACATGCTCAGTGGCGAAGACGACTTGGTTCCGGAGGTGTTTGTATCAACGCAAGTTGTCGCTTACAGTGAAGATAAGCGACTCCTGGTTGTGCACATTCAAGAAAAGAATGTTGGCAAGGTGCCTATCAAAATCGATCGCGACGCGCTGACATTAACAGTGAAAAAGATTCCCCAATCCCTCGGTCCCGGCTACGTCAAGATCGACGGTCAACCCGCACTTTTCCAAGAGAAGCACATGCTCAGACGCTACGACGAGGGGCTGTATCTCAGTCCAGGCACAGAACAACACGATGTTGCGGAATTTGTCGTGTTGCCAGGTATTTACTCGGTCGAAGCGGTATTTTCCCTGCCCGACGGCGATACCATTGGCGATTCGGCCTTTCAGAGAGTGGATTAAAGGACTTATGTCCACCGGTGGATTTTTCTCCGAAGCATCGCTCCTCGTCGACGGAGAACCCATCGAGACACCGCAATTGATCGACAGGTTATTCGCGGTCATCGACACATCGGTCAAAACTGGCAGCAAGCAGGATGGAATCGGCGCGGTGTATTTCGGCCTCGTGCCTAGCGATCCATCCCTCTACCGGCTCGCCGTCCTGGATTGGGACATCAAACAAGTCGATGTGGCGACAACCACGGATTGGCTCCGGGCGGTATTCGGGCGATTGGAGGCATTAGCGCGTGAATGGAGAGTCCTGCGAGGGATAGGTGGGGCATGGATCGAGAGGGACAAGGCAGCCGGCGAAGTGCTGCTCCAGCAAGGCCGGAATCAAGAATTGGAAGTGCATGCCATCCCAGATAGCTTCACGTCCCTTGGCGGCCAAAGCGAGCGAGCCCTGCGAATCAACGCGCGGGTGAGCGGCGGGGATGTCAAACTCGCCCGCCTAGCTTATGAGCGCACAGTGGAATTCAAGGGGGTCATCCAGAACCACCTGATGGCGCAGATTCTTGGCTTTCGCCTCGACGTAAAGCAGGCTCAGAGAGCCGAGTTGCTCATGGCGTTTTGCGCTGGCGTGTACCTCGCGCTTAACGAAGGGGGATGACCTAATCGGAAACTACCGCAAATCAGCGGCTTAACGTGTGGCGCAGCGCTCGCGGGATCGTCGCAAGTAAGTATCGAATCGACCCCCCGCTACCAATTATCCCTTCTAGATCAATGAGTTAACCTCGACTTGCGCTCCGACGGTTCCGTTGCACTAACGTTCTGTTACAGCGACAGATTGGAGGTAGACTGGTACGGCTCGCAGGGAGGCGAGTGCCGCCGAGTTATGATGAGTGCAATCAGAAAATGCACGATCTGCCCTCAGCGCTGATGCCACACTAGACTCATAGGGAAGTGTCAGACGCCAATTCAGTTTCTTGGCCAGGCGAGCATTCGCAGGTTTCAACGATTCTGGTGGCGATCGTCTCCGCCAGCCTTCCAGCTCCGCCAATATTGTCGGATCCAAGCTGCGCGGCAATCATCGCCAATTTCAACTCGGTCGTGTCGAGGTCTTCTTGAGGCACGCCGAAGGACAAG